CGCAATCGAACCACCACCCTCAGTAACAGTGCCGGAAAAACTGTCCATAGGCTCGGTTGTTAGTGCGTATCCGTAAGTAGCCCCCGAAATTATAGCCGTCCTTATTTCGGCGGCGGTTTGACCCACAAAACCGAAATTTGTAGTGACTATTGCATCAGGCGCAACGTCAAGAGATAATGTATTCGCTTCACACCCTTCAAAAGCATGGTATTCAGGTGTTGCTATATCTTCAAAACGCTTTTCAACGGTAAAGAATCGCCGACCTGTACCCGCTTTCAAAACAGTTGATACGATTGTCACTGTTTGCCCTGCGGCTTCATCGACCGTCACATCTTCATTCACTGTTAAAACCGAGGCTGTCGAGGTTAGAACCGTAAACGCCCCATTATTACCGGCATTCGTAAACCCTGAAATGCTGACAGCTTCACCCACAACAAATATCGGTAGATTCGATCCGCTATCGGTGAAGGTTTCCCCCGTCGCCGCAACCGTAATCGTGTCGCCCTGAAAGTTTGCCCTGTCATGCCCGATCAACGCTTCAAGAAAATCATCATGCGACAAGAAAGATAGCTCGGAAGGTATGTCACCGCCGACCGTTTTATTGCCGTGCCTTAAGTTTTTGACCTGCCTATCGCTTGCAATCTCATTTGAGATTATGGAGCTTTTCGCCAACCCTAAAGTATTCCCCCCGTTGCGGAGTGCCTTGAAAACAGGGTTTGCTGGTGTAACCCCATAGCTTGCCTCTTCAACATAATCGACCCTTGTTCCTGATCCGTTTGCAACTGCCATTTTCTTTACCTCGCGTTTGTATATACTTCAAAAGTTATTTGTATAGGAATTTGCCAATATTTCCCGTCGTCGACCTGACCGGTTCCACGTGAAACTTTTTGTAATCTGACGTTAACACCGTTATACGTCAACACTGTACCACGTTTAAAATGATCCGCAATCGCATCAGCTTGCGCTACCGCAACAGCCTTGCCCACACTCAATGGAGAAAATACATCGACTTGATATATTCCGATTGTATGGTCTTGCGATGCCGACCCAATAGCTGGGGCTGTAACGTCACCTGGTATCAGTGTTTCTCTAACGTAAAGCGTATCCGCTACCGGTGTGAAAGGATAGTTTTCCCATGCTATAGAGGGAGCCGGTGATAATGTATTAAGCCGAGCCGATAAAGCCGCTCCTATATCTTTATATGCTGTACTCAATTCGTTGCCCTCGCCAATCTTGCAACGGTCTTTTCAAAGTTCGCTACCGTAACCGCAAGCATTCCGTTAGGAGCTTGGGTAGAGCTGCCTTCCTCTAATGGTTTTATATATGGGAGATTGTTCGATAAAAAGAAAACTTGCCCGATCTTTACGGTTTGAGCCACATTTGCAACCTCACCGATTGCACCCGCTTCTTTGCGATTTATAACTCTGTTTTTCGGTTTTCCAATACTAGCTTGCCAGTTCCCCCTTGCTCGACCTTCGTCAATCGGAGTTTTTAGAATTATAGCATTTGACATTTGTAACACCGTACCACGAAAGACTTTTTCGACACTCTTCCCCGTCTTTTTTGCGTACTTTTCCAAATCAGCAACAAAACTCATTTACTCACCAACGCTTTATATATAACAACCGTTCCCCCTGGCTGGATTAGTTCCACACTATTTATTTTCCAATCAACGGAAAGTAGTGTTAAATTATCGCCTGCAACCGGATCAAAAGCGATGGCAACGCCTGTCGTGGGGTCAACCCCGCTTATCAAGGCAACATTACTGGACGCTTTAACCACCGCATCGGTTTTATCATAACTTTTCGATAAGGATGTAATGACAGCCGAAACCGATATAGATTGAACCGTCGCCCCTGAATCCTCGCCCACAACCGGGTCGAATGCCGATGCAACGTCACGTTTTAACGCACCGGTTACGCCAAAGTCCTTGATCAGTTTGGCGGCGGTCGATCTTAATCCGGTGTAAAAACTCATATCCTTAAAGTCGTTCCTTGCTTGCTGACTGTCAATTTATCCAAATGGACGTTGATTTTCGGGTATGAAGGGGTGCTTTTTGCCCCATCGGAATATTCAACCTCAATCACGTCAACTTTTTCCCTTTTTGTTTCGCGCTCATTTGTCGGCAATATCTCTGCACCTGCATCCTCAATCATTGCCGCTTCACATAAAGCGTTTATTAACTGTGTTGGGATTTCATCAACGCCAATCGCATAATCGTCAATGTAAACGTTACCGCGTGGAAACTGTAAAGCCTGTTCGTCTGTGTACTTGTATCCTTTGAAGTTTTGCGCCTCTATAAAATCCATCGCTTTGATAATGCTGATCTCTGCATCACCCGACATTGTATATCCCCGCGCCGTTGCGTAGGTTGTGCAATCCGCTACCGAAACGTAACTATCAGAATCGGTTTTGCCTGTTCCGTCTTCAACTGTTAAAGCCATCTAGCCGCCCTTCGTGTAATGCCCTTGAAATTTCATAGAAAAGCCTTCTAGCCCTGTAAGGTCGTCTTGTACATAGACCTCGATAGCGTCACTGGTAGAGCCGTCAAGTCGTAAATCAACGCCAAACCGTTCAAGAGTCCAACGCCCGGACGTTCCATAAGACCCGCCACCGCTTGCCCTTGTGTCAAAGACTACATCAAACATATCGTCTTTAACATCAGAATTGGTTTTCCAATTCGCAAGCGTTCGATATTGCCCGTTTTGCTTCGCCCTTATCACCACCCCGTTAGTTAATGCCCCCAAATTGCCGAATAACGCCATATCGCCCGCAGTTCCATGCACTAAGGAAAAAACTATCCTTTGAACATGGCAAATACTATCACCTTCTGGCGATGCTATAAACTCTTGCGGTGAAGCCATAGAGCCTATTAGCGAACTCATATCGTGTATCACTTTTACTACTTCCGCATTTATCGGATGCTCGTAATCTATTCGCCTATCAAGTTCCAGCACGTTTGCACCGGCTTTCGCTAATATTTGAACAAAAGTCGTCTCGGTTCTCCCGTCTGATATCTGTAAATGGTCGCCGACAGTGAACGATGTATCATCTGCAACGGTTATAGAGGAATCTGAACCGTCTGGATTTGTGGCAACGGTAAGCGTTGAGGTTATTGCCGTATGTAGATGGGAATACTCGTTGAACATGACATGATTTAGGATAGTTTCGACAGGGAATGGGGTAACCGGAGTCACAATTAGAGGGTTTTTCCCCTCTTGATTCTCCGCTACCGCTATTAATATTCCCTGTGCCATTTATTAGCCTTTGATTTCTTCTATACGATCTTTGATTGCGTCAGTAACGCCCTTACGTGTTTTCCCGTTGCTTTCAGCTTCGAATAGCTTATCAAGCTCTACTATTGTTTCGATTTTGGCTATTTTATCAGCTATTTCTCCGACATTGCCATCAAGCATATCAAGCAAAGGATCGCCCTGATCTATGTGCGTATCGGTTTCCTCGTTGTAGTCCTTTTCTCTGATCTCGGTTTCTGTACCGTTACGGAGAATGATAATCATGCTCTCTTTTGGAGTTTTTTCTTGTAAAGCCTTTTCGTCCTTATCAGTCCACTCTTTTTCTATGTCCTTGTTGAATTCACTCTTGTTAATCCAAACCTTTAAACCTTTTCGATTTACGAACATTGTTTCCATTTTCCACCTCTTAAAATAAACTCTAAAAAGAACCGGGGCATATCTCTATACCCCGGCATTAAATCAGATCTTAACCTAGCAGAATCGCGGTGTGAGCCGGTTTGATGTTTTTAACACCCCACGCAAGCCCTACCTCATACCTGACTTTCCTGTAACCTTTGTACATGGAAAACTCAAGTGATAAACCACTAATCGGATCGGTGATTATCATAACATCCTCTGCCATATCGCCCTCAGTTGGTCGAGCAGGTGCGCGGGCGGCAAGTACAAGCGCGGAACGATTGAAGCACATATTATGCGCGGCTGTTCCACCTACAGTACAGGCTACCGCTGATGCGGCAATTGCCTTCTTTAGACCCGGAGCGGCAATCGTAATTGTACCCGCCGAGGCTATTCCAGTTGTAACCATGTACTTGTTAGTGTCGCCCGTAAACGTTACGAAGTCACCTGCAAGAATGGTTCCTGAACCAGTAATCAGAGGGATATCTACCTCACCTATTGCAATGCCTGTTGAGTTGGAGGTGTAACTTGTCCCGCCGCCTTTTGTGAATGTGGGTACAAACGAACTCTCCCTGATCGGCATTCCTACAAGATCGAGCAACACCCCATTACGAAGCATGGAATCAGTACCCGCCGAATTGACAGCCGACTGTTTGCCGAGGAAGTTTGCTCCTGCGGTTGTGTCGAGTACTAGCTGATTGTCAGATCCCGGCGCGCCGTTATCCTTCAATATTTTCAGAACCTGCGATGCGTCTGTGTAATCGTTAGCAGTTCCGAATGGTGTAGTTGTCGGTGTACCATACGCCCGAGAAAAAGTCTTATGAAGCGCGGCAAGGTCGGTCTCCACTTCGTTTACAACGGTTCGTATCGCTTGCGCAATCTTACCGGCGCGGGAATTGGTAT